TAAATTAAACAACAGACCACGAAAATGTCTAAACTGGAAAACACCTTATGAAGTTTTTTATGGGATAAATGTGCACTTAATTTGACAATTCGCCACATTAAAAACACCCGAAAAAATTCGGGTGCAATTAAAGTAAGATAAATCCTCTTGAAACAAGGTGTTCATACACCGTTTATTTTACTGAACCTTTTTGGAAATTATCAAATGTCTTAGTTGACACTTGCATATTTTTAACTCCATTTGCCCAGAAAACTGCAGGGTCATTTGCATCAAGCAAAGCATAGAATACCCCACCTGTAACTAATGCGATTCCTCGGTTTGGTGCTGAAATTGTAAACATATCTTCTTCCTCCTCTTCTTTACTAATGTCTGCATCCTCATATTTTGGACGAATCCAACCAATAACATCTGTTAATGAACGCGTACGATAGCGAGCTGGTCCACCAACATAAAGTGCATCAGCATTTCCATCAACGTTCTGCTCAACAGTTTTCATATTACTACCATTACTATCTTCAATAACTAAGCCAGTATGTCCATAATTTACTCCACCGATAATAGAGTTCATCACAAAGACATCTCCCGCTTTAGGAGCGGCTCCAGAAGATTTGTAGATAACAGTGTAACCATTCTGTTTTGCTGAATCAAGTAAATTAATAGCGTTGCCGCTTAATGGACGACCAAAAAATTTACCAAAGACCCAGTTTACTAAGTCAACACACTGCGTACCATATTGACCATCATAGTCAACACCAACACCGCGGTTTGCTAAATCTTTCGCCCAGTTTACGACGTCCGATCGTTTTACCATAGTTTCTCCTTCCCTTCAAGGTTAACACGTTTAAAATTTTGGAAAGCATTGGATCCTCATCTTTCTGATTATAGTTTAACATGTTAAACATTTTTTGTCAAACAAGTTAAACAAAACTATTTAAATTTTTAGTAAGTCATTGTATAATAAGGATAGTAACTAAAAAGAGGATAAAAAATGAAGCTAGGTGAATTATTAAACGACTATCGTTCAAAATATAAAATTTCCATGGATGAATTCTCAAAAGTGTCTAATTTGACAAAGGGTTATATTTCTATGCTAGAAAAAAATGAACATCCGAGAACTAAAAAACCCATCATTCCCTCATATGAGACTGTCCAAAAAATTGCTAAAGGTATGGGAATTTCTTTTGAAGATTTACTTACAAAACTAGATGCAGATCAAGAAATTGCGGTTAACGCTACTCCAGATTTCTTCCTTGTATCTGATATTCAAAAAATTTATAATCAATTAAAAGGATTCGAAAAGAATAAATTACTGAAATATGCTAATAATCTCCTTATTAAGCAAGAAAGTACCGAACAATTATATGCAGTAACTGGTTTATCTGCCTCTGCAGCTGCTTCAGGTTGGGGAAGAGGATATGGATATGATGATGGAGATATCTATACAGTTTATACAACTGAAAAACCGCCTTATCACGAAATTTCTACTATGATTTCTGGTGACTCTATGGAGCCGGAATATCATAACGGGGATATGCTTTATTTAGTGAATGAAGGAATTTCCACTTACAACGGTGATTTAGCTGTAGTCGTATATGATGATAGAACATATTTCAAAAAAGTTTATACGGAAAACGGAAAACTTAGATTAGTTTCTATCAATGAAAAATACGATGATATTTACATTGATTTTCCTCCTGCGGAAGATACTTATATACGAATATTTTCAGTTGTTGGTAGTTTTACTCCAATAGAACCATAGACTAACAGTTTAATCTATCTAAAAATAAGTTCAAAAAAACGGACTTATTTTTTTATTTCCGTTATAACGGAAATAATAGGAAATTGCTATTATAACGGCAACAAAAAAGCTAGCTCGCGCTAGCCCGTATCTCGTATTAATGTAAGACTCTACTCCTTACATGCCCATTATACCATATTCTATTAAAATTGACTTGTTGACGCCAACAAAAAGCCCTAGCTTGTGCTAGGGAATATTATAGATATTTTTCTATGGGACAAAAGCTATATTGTTTGTAATCTTTTTGGTTATATTTTTCAGAACTGTACCCCAAATGATGATAATCAATTAATAGTGGAAAAATTCTATTGCTCGAAAAGTTACAGATCAACCTTACAGAACCAATAAAACCAAATTGCCAAAGAGACAATTGTTCAACATCATCAATGCCATGTAACTCTTTAATTGCAACCTTATATTTCGAGAATGCTTCATCATTCGCAGGGATTTCGTGACAATGTCGGAATTGATAATTGCTATTTTTTTGGGGCGACCATTCTCTAGTTATTTTAGGAATCAGCTGGTTTAGAATTTTTGTTATGTACTCAGCGTACATATTATCATCCTTGAGGTAGTTCGTAAAATCTTTACCTTTACTAGAATAAGATCTTATCCAGTTAGGATATGAGAAGTCAAAAACTATTTCGCTTTTAGGTTCTAATTGTTGTGGTATTCTTTTTGTCTTTGGAGATGGAGAAGGAACACTTTTGTTTTTCTTTCTTTTGGACACAATCATACCAACCTTTCACCATAAAAACGAAAAATTGTTTTAGTTGAAATGATATTATGGCTACTTTCTAGTGGTTCTAGACCTAATCTAGCCTCTTGCCATGGCTGTTCATTATGAGACAATGTTTCTAATTGATTACCATCAAAGTTTCCATAAACTTCAATAACTTCATCAATCGAAGAAAGCTCATCTTTATTCAAAAAATTTTCATAATCAATTTCAAAACCACTACAGTCAATACTTGTTCCACGATAGTCTTTAAAGTGTGTATATACTTCTGGAATAACTGGACCATGAACCCACGCTTCAAAATCAACTGGGAACATCAAAGAAGACATTATCTCATCGTCATTATCATTTTCAGCTGTTAATGCTAAGTGCCATGATTGAACATAGTAAAGTAACTTTTGTAATTTTTTAGGAGTGACATCTTTCACTTGTTTTATATCAATGATATATTTTATAACTGCTTTTAACTTATCATTCATAGCGAAACCCTCCTTTATTATTTGAGAGGTAAAACGATGGTAGGTTTCAAGTACATTTTAACTGCTATTGAAGTATAATGTCAAGTGTTTTTTACTACTTTTTTTGCTTTTTTCCTGCTTTTTTCCTGGTTTTTTCCTGCTTTAACGTAAAAAAACGCCCCCAGCCAAAGCTGAGAGCGGTATTAAAGTGTTTGCTATTTAATTAGCAATATTTTAATAAACAGAGCCGTAGGTGTCGCCACCAACAATCTTAGAAGCGACGTATACTAGTTGCTCATCTTTCATGAATGAAATCCAGTAATAGCCGTCTGCCTGTGCTGAACCGACAATCTCAACAGATTCACCTTTTTTAAGCGTACCGACAACTTCACCAGTAGCACTTGCGGTCTTGCGAATGTTGAGGTTGACAGTCGCTACAAAAGTTTGTTTTTGCGCAACGTCATTACCTTTCAACTGTTCCGCAAGGTCTGCATACTCCTCTTTGATTGATTTGAGTTGCTCAACAATATCATCTTGTTTCAACTGTTTAGCAATGTTAGTCAATTGTGTTTTGATGTCGTCAAATTTAGTGTATCCGCCTTTAGTATCGGTATTGAGACCTGCGAATAATCGGCGATAAGCTGGCGCTTTCGTTGAGTAAGTCTCTGTGCGCATATCTTCACCATAAGATTTCTTGTAGGCTTCCTGAACATATTTCAGTTCTTCGCTGTTGTGCATTCCTGTTACAGCATTTGTGGCTGTGTTGTACATGAATACTGTACCTTTACCGAATTCGCCATCTCCCTCTGTGACCGTGAATAAAAATGAACCGTACATACCAGTTTTTCTTCCTTTCTTAGTTGTGTTTGATGTAGTAGTTGTAGTCGTGCTTTCCTTATCAAACGGCAATCTGAACCACCCTACAAGCGTTTGTTTTTCGATATAAGGGTTATAGTTCATAGTGCCGTCTGAATAGAGCAAGCGTTGCTTTTGCCGTACCCAACCGCCATTTGTTAAGGCGTCGGCGTTACCGTCAACATTTTGCTCTAACGTTGTTGGCTGACCACCATTCGTGACAAAGATGCCTGTGTGACCGTAAGCATGGCTATACGTCCGTGTGACCCATATATCGCCCGCCTGCGGTACGTTAGTACCGTTCCGATAGAAAACCTCAAAACCGTTCGCACGAGCTTTAGAGAGCAAATCTATAGCGTTTGTGTACGATAGATTATACTTTCCGTCAGTCTCCCATTGGGTTAAATGGTCTACAAAACTAACGCATTGCCCGCCGAAAGGGTTAGAGCTGACCGTTACTTTCGTACCAACTAACGTTTTGGCATAGTTTAAAAGTTCTGTGACTGTTGCCATCTAAATCACCCCAAAACAATGTCGTCATCTTCGGTCGCTTCTTCTACTACCGCTGTTGGTTGTACATTGCCTTTGACGGCTTTCATGTCGTCAAGATATTGTTGTGCTTCTTGCGCTTCCGCGGTGAAATTATTGTTTTTCCACAACGTATAGAAGCCAGTTACAGCAATGTAAACGGCATTGACAAGCTGTGTGATTTGCTCATTATCAAATTTGATAATGTCAATGCCGAAAGCAGTCAAGAAATAATTGACTACTCCAAGCAAGAACAAAATCACACGCACCCAGGTGCCAGCTGTTACATTTTTTAAATCATTAATAATTTTAGTCATGAGATTTTCTCCTTAATTTCTTTTAAATCTGCTTTTAGTTCGCCGACGTTTTCAGATAAGTTTTTAATTTGCTCAATCATTCCTTGCATCGTTTTTTGTTCTTCGTCATGCTTATCAAGCCTTGAAGTATGCATATCAATCATCTTTTCTTGTGATTTATTGATAGCTTCAAGCTCTGTTAAACGATGTTCAAGGCTTGCTGTGTTGTTTTTGGTGACAATGTAAAAACTGGCGACAGAAAGAGCAATAGGAAAGACTGTTGTCATCAGCCAATGCATTAATTCTTTTTCAGCCATATCATCACCTCTTTTCTACCCTTCGCTAGTAGTTTCTTCTACGACTTTTTCTGGTAAACCATAAGATACACGTTGTGAATCCGCAATTGTTACATTGGTTTTAGTCACAGTATTATTGTGCTTGTAGACATCAAACTCCATGTTAACACCATGTGATTCAGCGTCAGCAATTAAGTTACGGCAATACAATGTCGCAACGTTTTGTGTTGGAAATGCACAGCGGTCTGAAAATTCATTTACCCATGTGCGCAAACCGTTATAGCTTTGATATTCAAGGTATTGTCCGTCACCGTTTTTAATAACAAAGATTGTAGTTGTAGTTGATTCTGCCATAATTATTCTCCTTTTTCTGTTTCTTCTGGTGCAGTCGCTTCTTCTAATTGCTGTTGAAGTTCTGCATTTTGTTGTTGCAATTGTTCTACTTGTGCTTGTAGAGTTGCTTTATCAAGTGATAATTGCGCAATCTCTAAAGCAAGCTTTGATTGAATTTGTTGATTAAGATTATCCATGTGTGCTCCTTTTAATTAGATTTAAATACCATTAGGATAATAGCTTCCTCCGTTAGCTGAAAAATTACCATTGAAAGTGTTAAGAATTGATTTTAAAGACATATACGTACCATCACTTTTCATGATGTGAATATCTCCTGCCTCAATATAAGACCCTGCACGTTGTCCGGCAGTCGTGCCGTATAATCTCAGTAGTGGAGAACCTCCATTATTCCAGTTGTAGAATATCCAGCCCTTAGGTGAATCACTGGCAGCCGAGTGAACAAGTCGGATAGTGTCGCCGACTAAATCAATGTTATCTATCGCGGTTGAACTATTCCAGCCATTCCAAATACGAACACCAGCAAAAGCACCATTATTACTATTTTCGTCACCATTACGATTTGAACCAATAACAGTTACACCGCTAGGGACACCGTCGTATGTTCCAGTTCTAAAACTGATAAATTGGTTAGGGTAATTCGTTAATACACGGCGAATGAACGCTGTTTCTGTGTAAAACTCTAATCTACCAGATGTTAAACTAATCTTCATAGCGTCATTAGTCGCAGTCAATGTTCCGCCAATAATTTTATTCGCTGTAATTCCTGCAGTTGAGATATGATCACTTGTGATAGTATTTGCAGCTATTTTGCTAGCGTCAATACTACTAGCAGCAATCTTATTAGTCGTAATTGCACCTGTGGCGATATTCGCAGAGGTAATCGTGCTAGCTTTAATCTGGTCACTTGTAATCGTACCACTTGCAATTTGACTAGCTGTAATACTACCTGCTTTGATTTTAGCTGCATCCAACGTTCCAGCCGTTATACGGTCGCCATTGATACTGTTCGCTGTCATCTTGTCGGTAGTTACCGCTCCAGCTTTGATGGCGTCAGCTGTAACAGCATTGCTTGAAATCACATCAGCAGTGATGATTTTACCGTTCAAATGTGCTGTGTTGATTGACTTACTGGCTATTTTGCTACTTGTGATAGCACCGTCAACAATCATACTGCCTTTGACGTTTATCTTGTCAGAAAACAGATTAATAGCGTTTTGATTAACAGCAAAATAAGCCCCTATAGCATTCGCGACATCAGTCGTTGACTTGCCAGCTTTCATGACGATTCCATCTGTGTTAATAGTCAAACTAGCACTCTTAACCGTTGAATCATCTAATGCAGATAAATTCATCGAAATCAAGTCAGTAGTCATTTTGATTTCAGACTGCGCAGTCTTTAAATCTTGACTACTTGCTAGTTCGGCCAATGACGGACTCCAGCCATTGTTTGATTTGCCTTTCTTAACTGAAACATCACCGAAATACAAGTCAGCTTGAGTACCTGCACTGGTTGAACCGTTATTGTCGAAACGAATATAGCCTTCATCATAGTTGCCAGTATTGAAAGTTACTGAAACATCTTCTGCTTTTGAAATCGATAACTTGCGACCGTTAACTAAGATGTGTGCTGAGTCATAATCCTTCGTACTCCCATTAACACGTTTTAAAAACCAGACATCCATATGAGTAATAGCGCTATTGTTAAACCCTTTGAAATACAAAGTGTAATCAGTATTACGTTCAACTTTAAAGCGATTCATGCCTAATACTTTCTCGCTTGTAGCTGTATTTTTAATGATATACATTTTATAAGCGCTGTTGTAATAAAATGGGTGTGTTGAGTATTCTGCATTCTTATATGGACTGTAGCCATCAGCTGGTCTGCCATACTCGACAAGGTTCATTTCACCGCTTGGAATATTACCCTCAACCGCTGAAATACTGCTTTTAATCTGACTTGCCGTTTGGTCGAACTCTGACTTATTCTGCTTAACCGTACCGTCAAGTGTTTGTAAGTTGGACTGCAAGCTTGCGTAGTTCTGGTCTGCTGTTTGCTTGTACTCAGCGACTTTAGATTCAATGTCAGCTTCGTTTTGAGAGTAAGTGCTACGCAGATTACCTTCCTCAATTTGGATATTCCAGGCACTCTTAGTTGGCACTGTGTGATATGTGTTGACACGCAGTTGGTAAGTTCCGCTTGCACTGTTCCAAATGAATGCAGTTCCAGATGTACCTGTTTTATCGTCAGACACAATCTTATTAAAACTTTTATCAGGATCGGTTAGCCACAAAACAACTCTGTCGCTTTCTTCAAAAACGTTATGCACGTTTGAAAATACACCGTCGGTTTCACCGCTCAAAACGTATTGTTTTCCATTTTCAAGGTAAACATAGGTGTTCTCAAACCTTTGCCAGTTGTCAATTTTATTAGCATTTGGCTTAAATGGACCTTTTGAATTTCTTAGCAAATTCACAGTACCAATTTGCAAGTTTTCAAATCTAGCATTAAGCCCATTCAACCCAGTTTCTAAAGTAGCTGTTTTTTGACTTGTACTGTCCGCAGTCGTCTTAACTTGTGACAAAGTCGTTTTCGTACTTGTCAAATCATCTTCAACGGTTTTAGTTCTGGCAGTTACGCTAGTAATGTCTTTACCATTTTGAGCTACTGTCTTACTCAACTCGCTGACAGTCGTCTTCGTACCGTTAGCGGTTTCTTCGACAGTTGATACACGTTTGGTTAGTTCAGACTGTGCATTGGCTTGTGCAGTCAACTGACTAGCTTGTGCTTGCAAGTCTTGCTTAGCTGTGCTCAAGTCGTTAGCAACTGTGGTGAGCTGTTGTTTAGCTTCACTCGCTGACGTCTTAGCAGCATTTGCAGTATTCGTTGTCGTGGTTAAATCTTTCTTAACCTGTGTTAAATCAGATTTCAAACTGTTAGCAGTCGTGTTCGCTTGTTCTGCGACTTCTGACGTAGCTTGATTGATTTCATCAGCATATACTTTGGCGTTTGATTCTGCTTGTGTTTTAGCAGTATCAATCTGCGTTTCAAGTTCTGCTTTTGATGTAGCGAGTTCGTTTCTAACACTGTTTTGATATTCAAGTGATTGTTGCAACATCTCATTGCTGACTTTTTTAAATTCTTCATCAGCATACTTTAATTGTTGTTGCACTTCTGCTTGAATTCGTGTCGATTTCTGGTCAATTTTCTTAGTAACGAAACTACCATAAGTGTATTGTGCATCACTTCCAGCTACACTATCAGCACTAATTGTACTTGTCAAACCGCCACTGAAACTAAATGATTGATAAAGCACTGGTACTTTAAAAGTTTCATTTTTGTTAGTTTTAATCGTTACCCATTGCCCCACGTCAAGCTTTAAATGACCTTGATAGCTTAAATCGTATGGATAATAAACAATGTCTTTTAAAGCATAATAGAGTAAGTTTAATGTATCTTGTGTCGCTAATGGGTTTTCAATTTCAAGTGACCTACCAGTTTGCAAGCCGACCGTTAGTTTTTCGTCATTAGCTACCTCGCAAGTGATACCCGCGATTTGATACTCTACTTCGCTTTTTTCAAGACCATGCAAGAAATAATTATCAGCAGTAATTGTAATACCAGATTCAGTCAGTCCTCTTACTTCCAATTCGCCATTACGATTAAAGAAACAAGAAAAGCCAAGCAATTGGCTTGCTTGACTAAGAACATCTCTGTAAGTAAGTTTATCGCCTGTTGGCTCGTCAACATGTTGTTGAATGGCTGTTGTTCCAAAATTGTCAGTAGCTAGTGTAACACCAGTTTTAGTGGCGATTTCTAAAATAACATCACGGATTTGAGCTGGATATTTCAAATCAGTTTTAAAACTTTCATTGAGCTTAAACATTTCGTCCATCAGTTCAATTTCAGTAGTGTTGGCGTTTCGGTCAATCTTAATATCGTCAATGTAATATTTCCCCATTTTGACCCATTCAACTTTACTACCAACTAACAGACCAATTTCTGGATAGACAACATCTAGCTTTTTGAATGATTCAACAATGCTAGTAAAGAGTATTGAAGCCGTACCAGCGTATGTTCCACCAGGTGTAAAGTCATCACCAGTAATATAGCCATACTTGAAATTGGCACTCTTGATATTTTCTGATGTGAAATCACCTACTCTAATAGCTAAAGTACGGTCATTTGATAGCATTGCTTCGTTAAAAGTTACCATAAATTACCTTTCTATTAGATTGAATTTTAAACCACTCCACGGCTTAAATTTGTTAGTAAATGAATAAGCTGGCGCCGTTCTATCACCAACATAAAATGTCCGTGTTGATTGTCCACCAATAGGGTCTGGATAGCTCACACTAAAAAATACAGCCGATACTGCATTAAGTATCGCGCTGCATTCTGACTGTGTTAACATTCCCCACTCAATTTCTAGTTTGCGTTTAGTGGTTATTCTGTCTCTGACCATATCGCCGTTTGCGTTTCGACCAGTTTCACCGTCAACGTCTTGTACACCAACTTGAAAACTTTTAGGCGGCACTACTGAAACGCCATTTATAATTAAATTGCTCATTGAACCTCCTAAATCTTAAGCAGTATCTGACCTGCTCGTTGTTGCTCTTTGTTGATTTCCTTAATAGCAATTCTTCCGAATTCACTACCACCAATTTGGATGATGATGTCGCCGTCACCTGAAAAGCCTGACTGCTGATTACCAGACCCCAGAGCGTTAACGACTGCTGTGCTAACAACACGTCCCATTGTTTGAAGGAATCCAGTATTTTCAAGTGGTACGACTGCTTCTTTACCTGCTTCACCAATCATAGCAAGTGTTGGACTATCAACAATACCACCACGAGCAAGTTTAGGAATATAAACACGACCGATTCTACCAAGACTAACACCAGGGATTTTATTAATAACACCAATAACACCATTAATCATGCCAATAAAACTATTAACAACATTCTCAACTGTACTAAATGCAGAGTTCATTGCTGAACGAAAAGCACCAGAAACAGCCGAACCAATAGCAGTACCAATGTTAGTAAATGAGTTTTTAATAGTGTTATAAATACCTCTAAAGAAATTAGCAACACCACTAAAGGCTGACGTTACATTTGACCAAGCCCCTCTAAAAGTATTCCCAAACCATGATCCAATGCTAGAAAAAGCATTAGTAACATCGTTGTAACGTGATTTGAACCAACTTCCAATGCTTTGGAAAATATTAGTTAATCCAGTCCAAGCTTCTTGGAATTTTTGAGTAAACCATTGACCAGCACCAGTAAAGGCTTTTACAATGTCGTTCCAACGATCGCCAAACCATTTGCCGATTGGACTAAATATTTTAACAATACCGTCCCAACCTGCTTGTACAATAGCTACAAGTGTGTTCCATGCAGCTTTGAAAAGTCCAATAAGAGCATTCCATAGCACCATGACAAGAGACTCTAAAATAGTAGAGAAACCAGAGAAGATTTGTTTAATACCGTCCCATGCCAACGACCAATCGCCAGTAAAGACACCTTTTAGAAAGTCATTAATACCTTGAAGAATATCAATAACTCCGCCTACTATATCAGCGATTTTACCCCAAACGTCAAAGAAGACATCTGCTAAATATTGAATAGCTGGGGCTAGTATTGGAACTATCCACTCTGCTAGCCAATTGAAGAACGGTTGTAAAACATTTTCCCAGATAACTTTTAGATCATCTATGATATCTCCAAGATAATCAAGTACCTTATCAACCATAGGTTGAAAATGGTTACTTATCATGTCAGAGAAACCTTGTCCAATATTATCAAGCACTGGTTGTATATAAGTGTTCCAGCTATCTAAGAACGTTCCGACAATTTCAACCCAGCCCTTCTTCAAAGAGTCCATGTAAGGTTTAAAATGATCATCATAGGTCTTATTGATAGCTTCCATTGAATGTTTGGCAAAGTCAGCCATTGATTTAAAAGCTGGTTCAGCCGCTGAAAGTAATCCTGTTAAATTACGAGTAATCTTGTCTTGATTTTCAGTTAAAACTGCGTCCAGTATTCCAAACCAATCACGAGTATATTTAGTAAATAACTCTGCTATGCCCATTCCTGCATAGGTGAACGCCGAAATAATATGACTACCTACATCAGTGGCTGGTGTACTTGTGATAGTGTCATAGAAGATTTGTCCAAGGGCTTGTGCAATATTTCCGATATATGCTACTAAGTCGCCAGATATTTCGAATTGCCTTATTAACCAGCTCTTTATATCTAACTTAGTCTCGTTTAAAGATTTGTTAAGACTTTCAGCAATAAATACCGCAATTCCCATGATGACATTGGCTATAGCTCCTGTTATTTGCCCTAAAGCATAAGCTAATTTTTCACCAAATTTCGCAGCGGCTGCTAATACTGTTCCGTCCTCAAAAATATCTTTTAATGACTGCCAGATACCTTTGAGGGCTTCTTTGAAACGTTCAATACTGTCAGCCCTAAACGAAACATTAAAGCCGTCTTTGAATAAATCTTTTAATTTTGAAAGATAATCTAAAAGAGGTTTTAACGTCTTGTCCCAACCGTCAAAAATACTCTTAAAGTTATTGTCTAGGTCTTCAAGTGCTACTTCTGGTAAAATATCACTTCCACCGTTACCATTACCACCAGAGCCACCTTTCCCTGAGCCGCTCGACGGTGATTTACTTTTAGGACTAGACGAATCAGAGTCAGAATCATTTGAGCCAAGACTATTGATTTCATCAAAGCCAGCCAAGCCAAGTAATTCTTTAACAGCCTTCTTCGCTGATTTTGCTGTATCATCTAAGTTATCAGCAACACCGCTTGATGCGTCATCTGCATCACCTAAACTATCTGCAACATCATCTACAGCGCCCGCTGCATCATTAGCGTTATTGACCACGCCACCTAAACTATCAGCCATGGACTCAAGCGCACTATTTTTAACAGTCGCTTTTTTGTTAAACATTAAGCTAACAAACTCAGCTAATTTAGCGGTTGCATTTTTTAACGCCATTGCTAACGAATTCAAAACTGGCATAACAGCATTAAGAATTGGCAATAGCGCACTACCAAGGTTGAACGCTGTATCTTTTAAAAGCGATTTAAAAAGGCTAACACGACTATTTACTGAGTTAGTCAATGTGTTACCAAACTTAGCAGAAGCTTGTTCCAAAATCGCCATTAATCGAATTTGCTGTTGCGTGTTGTAGTCCAATTGTTGCCAAGACGAATCGCCAGCGTATTTTTTAAACGCTTCTGTTGATTCAATCATGGCGACATTAACATTAATACCTAAATCTTCGATAGCTTCAGTATTACCAAGTAAACCAGACCGAATACGTTCCATAACGTCTGTAATACTTCGTCCAGTTCCCTCAGCGATAACAGCTGATGTTTGAAGCATTTTACCTGTGTAAGCACTTAACTTATCAGAATCCTTAATAAAACCAGCAAACAAGTTACCGTAAATAGAAGCATATTGTGTCGCGTCAGATACAGACATATTCATTGCGTTAGCATTGGTTTCAATCCATTTTAAGAATGCTTGCGAGCTTTCGCCCATTTGGCGCTTAATTTGGTTGACTGAAGCCACAACTTCTAGTGCTGTTTGTGTCGAAGTAACACCAAGGTCAAGCATTTTTTTACTAAGATACGAAAAAGCAGCAATCTTTCCAATTTTAGAAAATGCAGCTTTAATGCTAGATGTGCTATTTTGAACTTTATTATTTGATGTCTTCACTTGATTTTCAAGTTCTTTCATCTTTTGTTTAAACGGTGAAATCTTCGCATCAATAACAACTTGAAGCTCTTCTAAAGTCATACTCATACTTGCGCCCCCTTTCTAACTAATCTTTAAAACGTTCATTAAATTGTGCTGCAAATGCACGCATACGCTCTTTGTGCATCAATAAATCATGTTGTCTACGTTCTTCTTCGACTTGTTCACGCTCTTTATCAAATAAATCTGGTGCATATTCCCAAACCTCTAACGGTTTAGAGTCAGAAGACAGTAAACAAGAAACATGATTAGCAATCATTTGTGATAATTGATAGTTATTTATAACCTGCTCTTTGCGTTTTTGCATATAAACACGATTGTAACTATTAATTAAATCAATGATTTCAGCAACTGTGTATTCCCAAAAATCAAAAGGACTGCCCTTGATGTCTAAAAACATAGGATACAGTCCATTGATATAATCTTTAACAGAAATGACTTCAACAGATGTCGTTATTTCACTGTAGTTAGTGTCTTTTCGTCCGTTGCTTCTTTCTGACGAGGCATAAAACCCGAATTTTCAAAAAGCGGGATAATAACGTCCATTAACAAAGAAGTTTGGTCGCCACCAGCATCTACATAATCGTCGTGCATGTCATAAACATCATCAAGCGTGACACCATGTTCGAACTTTTGCAAAGCCCCGTGAATGACCACAAGCATAACTTTAAGTGGTGGTAAAGGGAAATCTTCATCTTGACGTGGCATAAAGACTTTAAGGAGATTAACTCCCAACTTTTCTTCAACTGCTACTGCTTGACGTGTTGTCAAACGTAATTTGTGTTCAACTTCGCCGACTTTCCAAATTGTGTATGGTAATGACATTTAATTATCCTCCGATTGGGTCTGTAAATTCAAGCGCTGATTGCAACGCAATGCTTGCTGTAAATTCAATAACACCATTGACAGCACCGCTACCAATTTTAACTGAAACTTGACCAGAGAAATTTACCTTAGTACCGTCTGGGTATTTGTGTTCAAAGTTGGCAACAGTTCCTGCTTCTTGCAATTTACGCAAGACACGGTATGAATCAGTTTCTTTAGTATTTGAAAAGGCAAATTTGTATTCCAATTCGCCTGCATCACCAATACCAAGTTCATATTGTTTAACTGAATCTGCCAATGTAGTATTATCTACTTTTTCTGGGTCAACCCCAATTTCAGGAACTTCTTTTAGTCCTGTCAAATTCGTAAAACTAGCTTTACCAGAAGTTGAGTAACCTAGTGTAATTCCATTTGCTAACATAAATTATCCTTCCATTCTTTGTTGATAAACAAGTTCAGAGTTAAGGTCAACAATACCTTCAAAACGCATTAACTTGTGACGTAAATTGCTAGGGTCTGCGACATCTTGGCAAGTCGTGCGTTTAAGCCCCAAACTCACAAAAATAGAATCAACAGATGTAGCAATATCGCTTGTTGTATCGTTGTTGAAAATATCGACCTTATATCTGACATATGTTTTTTGTTCTTGGTTATCGTATTGTTCGTAAGGCTTATTTTCCTCTTCCAAATAGATAACCACTGGGAAATGTTCCCAATCATCTGGATAAGTGTCTGTGACATTATCCGTGAGCTTTTCAAGCTCTTTATAAATAAGCGGCTTAATATTAATCATTTGACAATTTCCTTTATCCTTTTGTTAACGTAAGTGCAAATATACTGTGAAACACGTTTTTCGTTATTTTTTAACGCAGGGTATAGATAAGGCTGTGCCGGCTGACCATACATCTTATAAAATTCACCTACTTTTTGGAAGTGGTATGGTCCTACGTCAATTTGACTTTCATGAACATACCACGGTGTCGAACGATAAGAGACACTGATTTCTGGTGAAATACCTGAATGGTTAGCTTGTCCAACTGGTCCTGTTCCAAGTTCAACGTATATACCGTATTCTTTCGTAACGTAAACAACTGCTATCGCTTCACCAACGCTTTTAGCTTCGGCTTTTACTTGTATGCCTTCGTTACGCAATTCACCCGAATTAACGGGAGCTAGTAGCTTAGCTTCACCTTGTACCATTTTCCCACCGCCATTGGCAGCCGTCAAAACAATATCTGTAACCGTTCTGCTGTCAGATAGCCTATTTAACTTTGCAATTAATTTATCAGCATTAACGATTTCTGACATCTTCTAATTCCAACACCTTGTGATTGCTGTAGGTTTTTATTGAAATGACTTTATGTGTCACGTCATCACTATCAATACATAACCCGTCAAGCTCATTAATCGTTGTATCGCGTTCAACTAAAGCATTTAAAATATAGCTTAATCGTTGTCCGTATAGTTCTGCTTGTACATTGCCTGACGCTGGCCATATTTCTGCATAAATCGTAACACCTTCATCACTATAGCTAGTCCTTTTTAGACCCTCGTTAGTTTTAATCGTCTGATGTTTCTTCAGTAGATACGGTTTCAGTCTGTTCTTTTTCAAACGCATATCCGCCCACCTTTGCTAATCGGTATTGATTAATACTAGCTTTTAATGTCTCCGAAACACCGTCCTTGTAACTAACTGATACGCCACCTTCACTACGTGATGACTCACCTTCGCTACCTTGTTTGTTGTACAACTCCAGAGCCAATTCAAGCTGTAAACCTTCCAAAACTGGAATTAGTTTTGTTCGGTTCGTCATTGTCAAAATAATATTTTTAGCCCGCAAAAGTAAAGGCGAAAGTAATTTTGAATCACTCTCGCCAGTTAACGTTTGTAAAGTTTCAAGATTATTCATGAAACCTCCTTACTTGTTACTTAGAAGATTTCTTATCTTCCTTAACGACTTCCACGACTGTATCAGTTTTGATTCCCTGCGCTTCAAGATTTTTAGATAGTTCTTTGAAACGTTGTTCGGTTACTTCAATAACCACTCCTTTTGGACATAAAACTTTTGCTTGCCAGTCATTGAAATCTTGCAACACTTTTAGTTTAACCATTTAGCACCTCCAAAAGTTCCTGCTTAGTCAAAGTGTTATAGCCCTTAATGCCACGTTGCTTAGCTAACTCTTTTAGCTCTTTAACGTTCAAATCTGATAAGCTATCAGTTTCTTTAGTTTTCTCAACTTCCGCAGTCTTTTTAGGTGGGTAATGGCGTCTTAGTAGCATTCCCATAAACGCTCCTTATTCTGATTCACCAAATTTGACAACTTTTGATTGATCATATAGATAAACACCGTAGTGTTCATCACCAGTAATGACAGTTGTTTTTTTGATAATGTCGCGGTCTGTTTCAACAGCAACGTTACGTTTCAAGTTGATAACAAATGCACCGTATTTAGCTTCGTCGTCTGGGTCTGTTTCTTTAGCAGATACTTGCACAAGGAAACCTTTACCTTGTTCTACTTTCTTAGAACGGACGATTTGAACGCCACCAGCTTCGCCAAACGTACCAGATACAACCATTTCTGCACCAAGTTCTGAACCTTTAACCCATTCTTTGCCAATATTCGCTTTTAGTGAAATGGCATCTTTTGGATTGATGACAGCAACATAGCGCACATCTTCTTCATCTTCGAAAATTTGAAGTGCTTTATCAATTGTTTCAAGTGTTGTTGGTGCTTCAGCAACGTGTTGTGTAGCTGTTTTAGCGCTTTCCACAATGTCGTTATCGATTTTGTTAGCGATAGCCAAACCAAGCTGATAGGTTGCTTGTCCGATAGGGTCGCCAAGTCCAGATAAAACAGCTTCGTCGGTAATTTCATACCCTTTACCAGCTTTTTTGATAGTCATTGTTGTCTTTTTAGTTGTCAATTGGTCAAGTGGAATAGCTTCACCTTCGGCAACATCTGTGGCATCACCTGCATACTCGAAAGCTGGAACTGTTAGAGTATCACCTGGTTGTCCTTCAAGTGCTGTTTCGACATAAGCAAGTGGTGTAAATTTCAATAGTTTTGGAAGTTTAGCAGAAACCATATCTGCCATAACTTCTGGATTAATCATGTTTGCTAATTTAGTAGTTCCTGTTGGCATAGTTTAATTATCCTTTCAGTTTGTTATATAGTTCAGGATTACGTTCAAACAGCTCATTACGGCTCTTGTAACCCATTTTGTCAAACTGTTCTTTAGTAATTTCAGCTGGCGCACCTGGTGCTTTTTTAATTGTTTTACCGCCCTTAATGCGTTCTGAAACACCTTTTTGAACAGCTTCCTCCCAACTCTTCTGTAGTCGGTCAATTGATTCACGTACACTATCTGCATCAGTTAAATTGACGTTGTTAACTAATTCAATTGGTAAGCCACGTTCGCTTAGAATAGATTTAGCTTCTGCTGTCAATTCACGTTTATTGATTTCTGCTTCACGGTCAGCCAATTCTTGCTCACGTTTTTTAAGTTGATAAGCTTGTTTGTCATCAGCGTTCATCCTAGCTAACTTTTTAGCTTCAGATTCTTTAGCTTCTTGATCAGCTTTCCATTTTGCGAATTTCTTGTCGATAATGGCATCAACATCCGCGTCTGTGTACTTCTTTTCGTCTTGTGGTTTTGGTTGTTCAGACTCTGCAGCAGTCTTATCAGTTTCTACCACTTCTACGTTATCGTTTTCTTCTGCCATAATTGGCACCTCCTATGTTTTAAGTCATCCCTGACTATTAAATCCATAGCTTTTAATGTCTTCCATGCCTGGACAAAATAAAAAGCCGTATTGCTACGACTATTCTTTTATAGCTTTAATAACTTCCTTGATGAATGCTTTAATAAAAGCCACAATAGACGTTATTAATACAATCAATAAAAACACTACTGTAATAAAGCCAAATAAAAAACTGGCTAATTGCCAGATGAAATTTACCATAAATTTTATCTCCTTTTAAGCATAAGAAAAGCACCTAATCAAATTGACTAAGTGCTTATGATCTCTATTTGTTTAATATTGTCTTCTGAGTACGATTGATTGTCTATGACGATTTCATCTTCGCCATCAATATCATAGCCGTCAAACCAATCAGAAACTTTACCAGCCACAGACGTACCATCATTTAAAATGATACGAACATCTTTATTTATATATTCCCACAATTTCATGAGGCACCTCCTTTAGTTTTATTATCGCTTGGTATTTTTGGAACTAAATGCGTTGTCGATTTTGAAATATGTATTGTGAATTCATCAGTCGCAATTGGGTTAGCTCCTGTTAAATCATGAATGCTATAAGCTACACCACTCTTAGCATCTGTTTTAATAATAGCGCTATACTGACCACTCTGGCGTCTAATAATTGTACCATTTAAATAATTATCGTTTATAATCTTTTGAACAGTCGTATTGTCTACAGTAAGATAACCTGGTATTGGTTTTCCTTTTGACTTATTACGTTGTACATAATTATTATAAGCTTTATGATTTTGAGTGTGCCTATTTTGTTTGTCTTGATTAATAGTCAAAGACAAATCACCATTATTTATGTGTTCTTGCAGACGTGATTTAAGTCTTAACTGCTTGTATCCCTCAGCATTATTATACTTTAAATCAACAAAATCTGCCAGCGTTTTAGGAGTTCTTTCATCCCCTAAAATGTCTTTGTATTTGATGTATTGCTGGTTAGCTCTATCAATATCAGACTGTTTCAAACCGTCAACTTTATACAACGGTTTTACATGTTTAGCGTACCAGTCATCATAAGTCATATCAGCTGGAACAAGTATGTTTTTACCTGTTTTAGGGTCTTTCGCTCGGCGTTTCTTACCTTTAGCCCACTTGTCATCAAAATAAGCAATGGTTGTCGAACGACACCAAGGGTGCATTGGGGGATAGTTAACACCAACTATCGCTTCTTTCGTCTTATAAACCATTAGATCATGTTCACGGCAAATAGTAGACGTCCTTAAGTCAAGCGTAGCTACAAATTGATATTGACTGATATCAGCTTCATCATAGCTTTTTAACTCCATTTGACCATGGTAATATGCTGATTCTGTCCGAACCAATCGCCTTGAAGCATTCTTACCGACGTCAAAACGTTGTGAAATGATTTCAGCAATATCACGAGTGCTGCGCCCAGTCATAAGCCCAATTAAAAGCTCATTTTTTAGGCTATCTGCTAGCGCCTGCGTGTTGTTCCAAATTCTACTTGAATAATTATCCCCATACCAATTAGAACGCTGTAAACGTGAAATCTCACGCTCTGGTAAGGTGTTAAAATCATATGCAACACCAAGGCGCTTTTGAAGCTCGTAAGTATGATGATAATAACTATCATTCATGAAATCAGAATAATAAGTATCCGATTGTTGCTTTTCGCTTTGATATACCTTGTTAGAAATATTGTCAATTTGTTTCTGCAAGTCATTAAAGCGATTAATTCTAAAAGCGAATGCTGGGCTATCTAAATCAGCTAACAACTGATTGATGTTTGGATTATCTGGCTGTGCTTGAAGCTGTCGCTTAAGATTATCAATTGTCTTATCATCTTTTATTGTCTTTAATACTAAACGCGCTTCTTTTTCAGTCAATCCATAATCACGTTGAAACTTATCAAAAACTTTGTTAGATTGTCTAGTCAAATAGCGTTTAGCTCCGTCGTAAATGTTGTCAAACGAATCTGCTTGTTTTTCTGCTTTATCCATTTGATTAAAGATAAGCTGCGCTTTACGACGTTCCCAATAACTTAACTTCTTACTCATCTACATCATCTTCTTGGTCTAATGGCAAATTTTGAACAAACGCTGGAGCTTCGTCAGGTTTATTTTCTTGCTCTTCCTCAAGCGCTTTTAATTCTGCATCTGGGTCTTCCACGAACGGCAATAAAGAAATCAATTGACGAAGACTAACTTTATCGTTAAGATTATTGATGATTTGTGACAACTCAAGTAAGTTCTTAGGCAAACCACGTTTATATTGTGGCACGATTGCTTTGGCGTCAAGTGCGATTTGCTTCAACCCTAAATAATTACAAAACAATTTAATACGTTTACGAAGTGACTTGCTATAATGCTGTTCTTTAGTCTTAGTAATCATTTCTAAGCCCAACAGCTTGTACTCCATAGCCACACCGGACACATTACTAGCGAAATTCTCATCTGTCAGATTAGGAACATGGCTGAATGTGTAGATGTCTTGTTTGAGTGCTTTCCGCAACACTTCGATAGCATTTTCATCTAGCACATTATTTAAAAAATCAGCCTTAGCATCTGCTGGTAATTCAAGCAAGCCTTCCTCACTTAAAATCTGCATAGCCTCCTGTGCTTCCTCTGCACTATCTGCTAAACTAGCGCCGTAAAGTACCAAAATAGAATTAATAGCCTGCTCCTTATCATTCACACGATTAGCAGTCAATGAATTATAGGCATCAATCAAACCTAACTGTTGCTCATAATCACCAATCATATAGCCGTTATTTCTATATTCAACAATAGGAATAGCGCCCATATTATGTTCTTCTGGTTTGGATGATTCATTATTACCACTTTCAAAACCACGCAAAGTCATGTGATAGTGATAATTTTCAGTTAAAATTTCTGCTCTATACGTTGTATTCTGACTGACGTCATCCATAATATCGTAATAGTAAACAGCAAATAATGGACGTTGTTCAATCGAATCATCATAAACAATAAATGTATTTTCTGGTTCAAGACTTCGAACGCTTAACTCTGCTTCATCTTCCTTTGCATAAATAAATTCATATGCACGACCATAAATAGCCATATTTAAAGCATTTTCGTTATCTACATGGTCCACATCTGCTTTATCAAACGCGTTTAGCAACGGTTCAATATCTGCTTCTGACGTATTCGTGTACGTAATACTGTTGCCCATGAAATAACCAGTTGATGTATCAGCAATATCTTTAGCGTGGTTAGCAACGGTTTTAAAGTTTGGTAAATTTGACCGCCGTTTATGTTTTAAAATATCATGTTTTCCAAGGTAGTAATCTTTCAACGTTTTCAGTCGCTTACTTTCTGAAGCATGAACGGTGATAAGCTTATAAATAATGTCAAGATTTAGGTTTTCTTCGTCGTATTTGCTACGAGAATAAATCAATGTGTCGTCCTGCATGTGACTCCTTCCTACAAACCATAAGCTGACTTACGTCGAACTTTAGCTTTTGTTTTAATTTTGTTATTAATACTTTCAACAATACCCGTCAAAGCGTCTGCTGCATCATCATGTGCGTTTTTACCTTCGCGTTGATAAGACATCAGTTCCTGATAAAGTTCAGGCCATTTGTGACGCCAATTCTCTGGAAAGTAAATGTGTTCAATCGCCCATGTAGCATTTGTTAAAATACGAGCTTGTTTGTTTTGTGACTGATGAAACCAATTAAAAAGCGTGTAATGATTGTTAAATTGTGTTTTAGTTAATCTTTCAACATTACGTGCAAAACCACGACCACCGTTATTACTTTCAATATCGCATGTATTAACTTCATGTTCCGCTAACTTTCTGGCAAGCAACGGTTCGGTGACTTCCATTGGCTCTTTAGTAAAAACAATATCAAGAATATAAGCTTCATTGTCAGATGTCACGCCATAAATATAACTTGATAGATAGTCGCTTCCTGTATCCGCTGTATCGGTATAAGCACTAATACGTTTGAATTTAGGTCTCGTGTCGTAAGTTTTAAAATCAGAATACAAGCGCCCTTTTAAGTCAATTGGTTCTTGCTGGTAGTTAGCAGAAGCTATGTCAGCTCCCATGGTTTTAGTCTTTTGAAGATAAGCTTGTTTACTTAAGACTTCATCACAAAGCATGGTATCTGTTGCTTCGTCATAAGCTTTCATGCTGATGTGTTTAACTTTATAATCAGACTTAGGAAGTTCAATCAGCGCCTTACCTGCCAAATCTTGCGAATGCCAACGCGTCATGATAATAATAATTTTACCGCCTTCTTCAAGACGAGATAGCATAGTGTTTGTGAACCACTCCCAGTGTTTTTCCAGAACAGTAGCATTGTTAGCTTCTTCGGCGTTCTTGATAAGGTCATCAACGATAATAATATCAGCACCAAAACCAGTCGCTGTACCAGTTGGACTGGTAGCCAGATAATTGTTATAGCCACCCTCTAAGCTCCACAAGTTCATAGCAGCATCACCATATTTGATATGCGTATCTGGGAATATATCATTAAACACAACGACGTCTTTATCTGCTTTTGTTTCTTGAATAGCATTCCTGACATTCTTTGAAAACACAGTTGATAACGTTTCATTGTATGAACCAGTCATTATCTTTTTGTTATTGTCATTTCCAAGTAACCATTGAACGAACATGCCTGCCGTCCTTGATTTTCCGTGTCTGGGTGGTTCATTGATAACTAAAACATTATGCTCATCATCACTTAAAAAGCCTTGCAAATCATTGCAAAGCTCAACTAAGTATTTACGAGACGGCTTATAGAAATCACTTGCCATTAGATGACAATAATAAAAGAAATCACGACGAGCTAACTCAAAACGTGCTTGCTGTTTGATTGCTGTTTTATCCATCATCAATCAACTTCCTTAACTCATCCGTTGTCAGTCCTTCAAATGGATTAGACTGGTTCACATCAGCCGTAACATTAAGTTGTTTAGGTTCTTCCATGCCAGCGTAATCAAGTATCATTTTAGCTGCGTTTAAACGTGCTTGAGGTGATGCGTCAACGTCTTGCAAAATATCAATTGTTTTATCCACAGCAACCGATGCTAAACCTGAAAAACGCCTTTTTAATATGCTTTTTTGCGCTTCGATTAATTCATCAGCAAATGCTAAAATTTCAACGTTTTTCATATTGTTGTAAGCTTGCGTGTCTGCTGATTTTTCTGAATAGCCAGCATAGCGTGCTGCTTGACCTTGCTTCATACCTAAAGCGATTCCTTCAGCAAATTTCTTTTGTAGTTTCGTTAACGTCAATTCACACCTCCAATCCAAAATAAAAAGCCACACAAACGTGTGACCGTAACAGGAATAGCGGGAATTGCACCCACATCTTTAGATTAAAAATCTAATGTACTAACTATTTATACTATATTCCAACAGTTTGCCCAAAAGACTGCACAGGCAAACACCGATACACTCAACCTGGATTGTGCACCGTTTTTCAGCTATCCGCTCACGAGATATTTTTCACTTCCATTTATTTTTCAATGACAGCCGACGTGGCTCGACTCATTGCAGGACCGTAATAAAAATAAGGACGAGTAAGACCTCTCAAGAAACCTCGTCCTTATTTTAAACATTTGATGATACCATAATATAACATTTTTCGTGCGACAAATAGGGGCAAAAGTCGCAACTTTTACGAAAAACCATAAAAATCAGCAAAAATTTCTAAAATGCGTTGACGTCTGCGATAAATAGTGCTACGGTCATATGCCATTTTGTCTGCAATTTCTTCCCAAGTGTTGACACTACCACGAGACCAACGCAACCAAAAGATTTTAGTCATGTCGTCATCTAACGTGCTTAATGTGCTTTCTACGGCGTGTTTCTGAGCATACAAACTATTTAAACGCTGGTCACTATCCCAACGCGCTATGGTCACTTCTGTGGGTTTAGACACGACGTTAGACCGTCCACCACCGATATTTTCGTCAGTATTTGGAACATCACTGATTTCTAGCTTACGCACTGCAATCTTATGGTCAATGCTAACATAATCAAACAATAACTCATCAAGTGCTTTTAATTGTGAATTGCTCAATTTTCCCACCCTAACTTCTCCTTTATGATATAATAGATGTAAGCGTTAATATCATAAAAGGGTCTGCGAAAGCGGGCTTTTTTGCATAAACCTAAAAAAGATAGCTCCTTTCTTTTTAAAATAATGGGCAGGCGCACGACCCAAACATTGAATTACCATAAGGAAAGTGGCGCCTTGCATAATCACGAACGACTGATAATTCGCTTTAGAATGTTTTAGAAAAAATTTTAAGGAGTTCCTCTTTTCTAAAATATTTCAGTCTGTTTGCTAGCTAGCCACCCAGTAGACCAACTAACAGATATACTAATTTGTGTAAGAAGGAGTTCCCTCCTTTTGTTATGAAAACTTTTATTCTGGGTATATCTGCATGTGGAATCGAACCACATCAAGAACCATTGCAGACACCGAATGATAGTTTTACAAAATCTAGAAAAATCCAGAGGAGTTCTAGACTGCCAACTAGGAAACAGCCATCATTGAACCTGCTTTCTTTTTTATTTTTTAATTCCTAGCCTAATACCCATGGTCGGAGTCGAACCGACCTAGTACCGTTATGGGTTATTAATCGCCAAAATATCTATCAGATTTCTGTTGTTTCTCAAAATCTTTTTGAGCAGTGAAGAGAGCATAAGCTAGCCATGTTAATAACAAAAGAAGTATCATTTTTCAACCTCTCTATATGTTTTCTTAAATACTTCTCTAGCGCAAGGATAGCATTCACCTGTTTGGTTTTTAATAATATAGTCATAATCATTAAATTCCATATACCCCTCAGGAGTTTCAATTGTGTGAAAAAGCCCTATCTCTCCAAACACAATATTCTGGTTCTTAGCAAACTCTCTAACCTCATAGTAATTAAGGTGTGTTACTCGAATTGCTTCAACAGGCGCTACTTTTATATATTTTTTAATCATTCTTTCCACTCCGCTTTTAAATTTGTCATCAACTTGCATTGGATTCTTGCTGGTATGCCATCGTATTCAAAATCAAGATTCACTACATCAGTTTCTTTTTTCGCCATAATTTCAAAAATGTCTAAAATTGTTATTTTGCTAGCTTCCATTATTCTTCCTCCACAAAAATAGAAACAACAACACCTACGTCATCAACACTAATATTAATGTCTGTGATAAGCCTTGTAGATAATTCTTCTTCAAGGTCATCAGTATCTAAGTTGTATCTATTATCACCTTCGTGAATGATGACGTCTATAATATTATCGTCATAGTTTAAAATATCAAGAAACTCTTCTAGTTCAATCATTCTTCCACCTCTTCAACTTCTTCTATTTCTAATTTATAGAAAGTCATGTCAGACATGTATTGATCTTCACTTATCATTTTAAGCGCTTCGCTAAAATTATCTGCCATGACCGTGAACCAAAACACAGCTCCATCTTTTTCAAATTTTGACTTCAACATCTTCAAAATCTTTCCGATTTCCGTCGATATACCCACAAGGTATGCCTAAAAAATATCTTCGACCCACGACATACTCATCAGACACAGACACTACTTTCACTTTTTCAATCGTCATAACCTACCTCGGTTTCCATTGGCGCAATAGATAAAATTTCTTCGTGTTTCATCACACGATTGCCTATTTTGAAATCTTTCTTGTGTTCCCAATGCCACTTAAAAAACCTGTAAATGGCTGGGTGTACCATGAAAGTAGCTTCACCATCTTTTAGCGTTACTTTAATTTTAATTCGCATCGTTAGCCTCTTTCCAATCTTTAACAATGTAATCAATAGCTTCTGGATAGAAATCCTCACGCTCTAACAATTTTCTTAATTGTGCTTCGTTTTTAAATTTGCCAAGCAATTCATCGCTATCATTACACATATCGCAATATGTTTCGTCATAACTTGCTTTGCGTTTCGTGATATATGCGTCGCCTGAGTGGCTTTCGTATAGATAATAAATCAATTTTAAGCCCTTTCTCGTCCTCTCTACGGAGTTTTAAAACGTTCTGAATGTAATTCCTAATATCCTAACTTACGTACAAAGCCTTTAAAAGGCATTCTTTGCGGTATAGTTCACGTCTAATCTTTTCTTCTTTAGATTTAGGCGCTGGCATTTCGAATATATCTTCACAAACACTATCATCAATTACGCGACTACTAACGATTGAAGCGTCTTTTAACATTCTTGCTAGCTTCCAATCCTTAATTCCAAAGAATTCACACGCTTCTTTACGTGAACCCTCAAACACTTGTCCAGTTTCGAAATTGGTGTAGCGTTGAATTCTTTTTTTCTGCTTAATTTTAATTTCGCCAATTTTCTCTCTTACGACACCGCCACTTTGGATGCGAGAATTTAACGCTCTTATTTTTATTTTGGAATGTTTAGCGTATTCCTCTCGTGTGCCCTCGAATACTTCACCTGTTTTTAAATCGGTGAATCTATAAATACCTTTAGCGACATTCGTCATACATTACCTCTTTCATTCGTTTAACAATTCTGTCATCTGGCAGAACAGCTCTATTCAAAAGCTTATTTGCGTCGTTTGGCAGTACGTTTAACAGTTCTGCGATTTCGATATAGCTTTTCAAATGTTTAGCTTTCGTCCAGTTGATAAACTCGTCTAAAACGTCTAGCCTGTTCTCTGAATCGTGTTCAGTAAACATGACTGTAAATTTAGCTCTATTACGATTCCCTGCTCTACTCATTCGATTTCCTCGATTTCAATTTCAATTCTTGGGTTTGGACTGTACAGCTTTCTGGCTCTTAAATCACACACAATGTTGTCATCCGACCAGACGATTTCAGATTTTGAAATGCTGTCAAACAATGATTTGATTAAATTGTCCGAATCTGGCTTTTTAACATGCCACAGACGCTCTGAAATGTATTTTGAATATAATTGCTTAGTTTTCTCTGACGGCTTTTTAGACACGTTCTGGGGTGCTCTCATGTAAAACGTGACTTTCACACAGACGGCACCGTCAAAGTAGCGCCCGTCATAATTTTCTTTAATGTAGTCTGTAACTTGTTTTCGCCACTTCATCATTTTAGGGTCTTCATACACCGCCGCATGTCGTCCTCTGATTGTGGCTCGTGGTCTTGATTGTGGTTTTGGTTCAAATGGTATTAAAAACATTCGTAAACTCCTTAAAATGGCAAATCGTCATCTGAAATGTCCATCGGTTTCGCATTAAAATTTGAATTATAGCTATTATTTTGATTTTGATAATTATTATTTGCGTTTTGACCTTGCGAATTTTGAAAATTCGATTGATTATCGTTTTTACTGTCTAGCAAATCAACATGCTCAGCTACGACTTCCGTTACATACACACGCTGTCCTTGCTGATTTTCATAGTTACGTGTCTGGATACGACCAGTCACACCAATTTGCGAACCCTTACCACAATACTGCGCAATAATCTCTGCGGTTTGTCGCCAAGCTACAATATTAATGAAATCTGCTTCACGTTCTCCATTTTGGTTTTTGAATGTGCGATTTACAGCAAGCGTTCCTGTTAATACGCTTGTGTTGCTCGCTGTTTGCTTTAACTCCGGCGCTTTAGTCAAGCGACCAATTAAATTTACATTATTCATGCTAGATACCTGCCTTCTGTTTCATTTTTGCAATAAATGCTTCCGCTTCGTTAGCTTTATCTGTTGTGATGTTTTTAATCATTGTTGCGCCAACGTGATTTAGCAACGCTCCCATAATTGAGCCGTCATTCTTCCCGGTTGCATTGATAAGAGCTTGTACATCATCTTCGTACTGCTTCGCTTTATCTGCTGAGATATATTGCTTAACTTGCGCTTGTTTCGTTGCTCGCTGCTGACGCTGTGGCTTTTGCGGGTGCGTCGCTTCGTTACCGTCATCGTCCTTGTCGCTTGTAATACCAAAAATAGCACTTAGCGCATAGCGTTTAGCATATGTAATCGCCGAACCGTAAGCCTGCGGGTCGTTCTTGACTGGCTTTAGTTTTAGCGGTGCATATTCAATCCATTCTCCGCTATTATGCATGACTAGTGTCGTAACTGTTACCATGCCATCATCAAAACTTGGCTCTTGCGAGAAGCTAAGTCCGTTCTTCGTTGCTGTCTCTGTGATGCTTTCAGCGACATTTTCAAGCGGTACATATGTGCTTTTAAAAAATGGATTAGCAGCATCTTTCAAAGGCTGTTTCAATTCTTGTTGTGTTTTAGCAAATGCTTTCGCTAATTCTGAAATACTCTCTGATTTTTTCATTATTTCACCTGCAAACTTTCATTTTCAACCAAAGCCACACCCTCAATTTCAGCGCCTGCTTTTAATGCTTTCGCTAGTTCTGTCTTGTTCGGCGTCCACTCGTGCTTCTCTTTCATATAGTCAAGTGGTATTTTGGTTTCATCTAGCACCTCAACTTTTTTAGATTTACGAAGAGAGACTTTGAATTTTCCAGTATCTACTTTTTTAACATCGCTGATTTCAAGTGCTCGTTTGATATACTCTTTAAACTTGTCTGCTTTAGCCTTGTTTCGTTTTTCTTTTTCAGCAAAGGCTTGTTTTTCTTGCTTGCAAGCTTCTGCATCAGCTAAGCTGTTCTTATACATTTTGACAAAGTAGTCAATATTGTTTTCCAAATCCTCTTGAAAATTAATACTATCAAGCGTATCTTGAAATGTTTCGTCGTCTAATTCCATACCTTGAAGTTCCACATAAATGCCTTCAAGTTCATAAAGATAAGCCATTATTTTCGTTTTCCTTTCGTTTTCTTCAAATTCCAGATTTCACGTTTTAAACGTTTGTTTTCTTGCTTCAAGCTCACTATCTTATCTTGATATTGATTGATAATTTCACCGTACTCGATAGCAAGATTGAGATAGTCGCTTGTCCTGTCGTAATATGACTGCTCAAAATCATCTTTTAAAATTATCATGTTGACCTCAATCTAAAATATGCTGTTTGACATCTACTCGATAATCAAGCGGAAAGTTAAAGATGATGTTTAACCGCTTATCTGTTAACTCTTGTATTTCTTCGATGAGGTCTTCATCAGAATAGTGTCTGTATGTTTTATATGTTTTAGCTAATGTCATGCTTTCATCGTTAACGAGTTCGTCAATCGTTTCAAGCAACGCTTCTCTTAAATCATCTTGATAGAGAAGCAGTTCATCATCAAGTCTAATTTCAATCATGCTTTTCTCTCCAAGAATTCTCTAATCTCGCTCAAGAGCGCTTCGTACTCTTCAATTTCCTGGTAGCAACGATGTACCTCGTCTTCAAGAAATATGTTTCTTTCTAAAAGTTCTTGCACGTTCATGTTTTACCTCAAAATACAATCATTTTCATTTGAGACATCTTGCTGTCTCTTGCTAGCTTGTTGATCAGTTCTTCTTCGCTAAGCTCTAACAACATAGCTCTTACTTCATCTGAATAGCTGTAATAGCTCTGCTCAAATTGCTGAATAAGCCGTTCTTTCATACTTGCCAACCTTTCCAATAATCTTCAAGGTTAACTGACATAATAGCCGTTAAATTTCGCTGTGATGTCAAAATTTGTGCTTTGTAAGGTGCGAGACCTGCGTTTCGCTCGCTATCGTCTTTGGGCAGATAATAACCACTCGCTCCCTCTTTTTTACTAGCAACGATTGGTTGTTTAAACTCTACACGCAAACTTTCAATTGCTCTTTCAACTTCTCGTTTCTTCAAAGAGAACTCTGTTTCAAGTCGCTTGCGTGGCACTGGATTTTCAAAACTGCCACGATTTTTGATAAAATTTAGGATTTTGATTTCTAATTCGTTCATCTCTTGCTTTCAGCTCCTTCCGAGAATTTAAAAATACGGTCTTTGTCTCCTCGCATACCTTTTGTCAAGCGATCAACAAATGCATTGTCATAAATCTGAATTAATTCTTTTCTAGTAAAGTTGGTATTTACTATAGTTTTGCTGCGGCTGTCTAAAATGTTAAACAGAAAACGATAAGTCCAATCGTTAGCTTGTTTCATATTGTTTTCTGTCGTACTTTCTTTGCCTAAATCGTCTAAAATAAGATAATCACATTCCGTCAGCAGTTTTGTAGCAAATTCTTCCGTAAAACGCCCGCCGCCATTGAAACTAGCTTGTACACGCTGGATAAGCCTTGCAACTGGCATGAATATAACGCTTTTAGGCTCATTGTAAATCTTAAACGTGTCATTCAACGATTTAGCAATTGCAATCGACAAATGACTTTTTCCAACGCCTGCGTGCCCTTGCAAAAATGTATTGCCTTCTCCGCCTTTGCCATAGTAGCGAATAGTCCTTTGTGCGAACGCTAACGCTTTTTGGTCTTCAAGATTATTAGTCTCAAAATTCTTAATGGTGGCTTTTTTTAAATCGCTTGGAATAATGCTAACCGATTCAAAAGTCGCCCATGTTTTCGCTAACATTCCATTGACAGTCTGTTGTTCGGCACTTGAACGTTTTAAGCGTTCCAATTCACTTTTTTGACATTCCAAGCACATAGCAATACTGTTGTATTCGCCCTCTCGTGTCATACGCCGATAATATGGCTTGTTGTGAATCGTACAGGCATCTCCAGTATCTAACAGAATCTTATTTGCTATCATGTAATCAAAAGACATCAATTCCATAATGCACCTCTAAAATCCAAAATCTGGGTCTGGTTCTTTCAAAGCCATTTTTTCAGCTTCTGAAAATCGTTCTTTAGGTTTACGATAATTCCCAAAATACTGTTGTTGCTTTTTCTTTCTAGCTTCAAAGTCAGACAATCTTTTTTCGACTTTTTCAAGTGTATTGTCCCCTGCTTTATGCCAGTCAATCAAAATCTTGTTAACATAATTCCAGCTGATTTTATTGTTTGCTACTGCTTCTTTCAAAGCGGCTTTTACAACTTCTACTGGCATATCATCTTCATCAATCCATTTATTGATGTCCTCGATTTCAAATGGTGTCAGCAATCTTCCAAAACATTGTTGAAAGATTTCAAAAAGTTCTTTTTTACTCAATTTTTTCACCTCTGTTTATGATGATGTTTATTTAGAGTTAGTATTTATTTAATATTAGTAATTATTGTTAGTTAGTATTTATTAGGTGTCGAAATTCTAAAGTTAGATTTTCTAAAGTTAGATTTTCTAAAGTTAG